AGTTGCGTGCGAAGCATATCATTAAACATATTTGCAAAACGCTTTCTTAAGCGACCAACAAATTTAGCGAACTTAAGTTCGTCTCTCAGAATCTCAGAAGAGCGACCGAGATTGAAACCACCATCGGCAGCAATTCTTGATTCTGGAACTCCAAGTGCTCTATAAAGTTTCTTTTGGAAATACTCAATATCAGCAAGTTCACCAAGATTTTGACCACCAGGAAGAGTGGTGATTTCGGTTCCTCTACCACCTTCTCTTCTTGGAAGCCAAAAATCTTCAAGCATACTCATAAACTTGCGATCATCACGAACCTCACCAGTACCTGCATCGTATACAAGTTTATTTCTGTAACGAGACATAACCTCTTTAAGGTACTGTTCTGCTTTTACCTTTGGAAGGTTTCCAACATCGATGTAAAAAATTCTTCTTTCTGGAGCTCTTGATAATCTATAAATTACCAAAGAATCCTCAATCATTCTTAGTTGATTGAGAGCCTTAATTGCTTTATGTAGATATGAAAGAACGGTTCCTTTATTTCTATCTACAAGACCAGATGTGCAGTAAGTTATAGAATCCTTTGCAATCCTTACTGCTTTTTGCCCACCTGCACCAGATATCATCCCAGTTGGATAATTTGGTGTTGGTGTGTATAAAAAGTATTCTTCAAATTCTGGTGTAATGTATGTTTCGTCTTTTCCTGTTCTATTCAGATTAACTAAATTTTTATTATTAGTCTTTTTTTCTTGTCGAACATACCTCATTTTCATTGGATCAATAAATCTCAACTCTTGAATTCCAGATTGAGGATTTTTGACGTCAATAACTTTTAGATAGTATAATCTACCATCAATATACCAGTTTCTAAAGATTTCATGGCACTTTCTATCAAAATCTAAAATTTCTTTTAAATATTTGAATTCCTGTCTTATTTTTTTCTTTAATGGTTCACTAGCATTAAGATTGGATAACTCAATTTCTACTGGAGAATCATAAAGATCACTAACAATCGCTTCATTTACAACATCTTCTATAGCACCATCACATTCTGGATGAAGTGCCATTTCACGATATCTTTTAATTAAATCGTGTTCTGTTCTATATACGCCTTCAATATCTAAATATTGACCATAAAAACCACTAGCAATATAGTTATCAACCCCGTCCTCATTAGTTTGAGGAACGGGGGAAATAACTGATGGTGATTTTTTATTTGAATCTTCAATAGAAAAACCAAAAAGTTTTGCCATATTATAAAGTTTAAACTGCTATTATGATATATTTAGTTGATATCTTCACCACCCGCAATGGAAGCGTTACCTCTAACTGCTTCCCACCACTGAACTTGCATTTCTACAGTAAATTCTTGAATACCTTGTGCATCATATGATAATTCAATAGGTGCAACTTGAGTTGGGAAAACATCGTAAAAATGATATTTTCTTAAAGTTTCACCACTGCGATCAAGTTGATAGACATAGGCATCTGCTTGATATGACGCTGGATTTGTGGTGCCAGTGTTATCTGAAACCCTATTAATGGTATTCATCCACTTTTCAAAAGCAGAACGAATTGCAAAATCGGTATCGTTGATAACCGTAACACTCCAACTATCAAAAGTTCTGTCTCCTGCAATTTTTAAAGTTCTTCCTCTAAAAGGAACTTCAATTGGAGAAACATTTGATGCTGGAAGTTGAGCTGCTTTTACAAGAAATCTTGCTTTATTGAGAACTTCATTGATACCTGCAACACTAACTCCACTTGGGAAAGATAGTTCAACTTCAAAAAGGTTTGAACGAGCACCGCCGCCAGTTAACTTACTTTTGAAATCAGTAATTTTTCTGAGTGGGGGTGGATTTAATTGATTTCTGGTAGGCATGGTTTTAGACCTCTAAGTTAATTAAACTGATCCGATCACTTCTTCGAAAGCGATACCAGTTCTGGTCGCAACGAATGTAAGACCAATGAAGTTAATTGATCTCGATGGTTTAATGTAAATGTCAGCAACAAATTCATTATTATCAATCACAGCAGCAGTGTTGTTTGATGTATCACAAATAACAACATACTCAAAAATTCCCCTCTTTGCTTGAACATCTCTCAAGAATGGTTCAACAATGTTAACAAAATTTGTTCTTGTAATTTCATCATTAAATTCGAATAATTGATCTTTAGCAGCAGCTGCTATAGCGTCTTCGAGGTAGATGAAAAGTCTACGAACATTGATACGATCAAAAGCTGATGCTTTTGCATAAGCTGTTTTATCACCAAAAAGAATTATTCCAGAACCTGGTGAAAAGACAACTGGATTAATTCTATTGGAATAAAGCTTATCTCTTTGAATTTTGCCTGGGTTATATGCAAGTTTGACTGCATTTAGAATAGTTCCTCTTGAAGTTCCTGCTGGAGAGAACCAAGGGAAGTTGTTAATATCATTTCTGGCACAAGTTCCAGCAACATCTCCATTTAGTGGCACATATCTGAAAGTATTACCAAATCGATCATACATGTACTTATATCCACTATCAAAAATGCCATAAGTAGAAGAAGTTATTGGAGAATAGAAACCTATTACATTATCCGTAATTGTATCATCATTATTTACAGTGACATCTCCTGTCGAAGAGTCATTTAGGAATGCTTGTCTATATGGAGAAATAAAAGCAATTGCATCCTTTCTCAACTCTGCAACCGCAATGCATTTGTTTGCAAGTGCTTGTGCTTGTTCTTTTGGATAATTTGCTGATCCCATTAAAATGAAATCAACCTCATAATTTTCTACGTTTTCAAATAAGGTGTATCCAGAAATAATATCGTCTAAACCTGGACTAAACGATCCCGAAGTTGTTACTCCTAAGCTACCGCCATAGTTTCTACCACCACTTAAAATATAATTTCTGGACCCAAGACCTGCGAAGATAATATCTTGAGCATCTTGATCCCATCCATCATCTGTTGCAATAGTGAAACTTGACTGGTCTGGAACATAATAACCAGTTGCAACCGTATCCACAGGTTCTCCACCACCATAAATGTATAGAGAATTCGCTAAAAGATACTTTCTCCAATATGAAGTGCTTCCTACGGAAAATTCTGCATCTTTTGCTTTAGATAAATCTAAATGTTTTTCTAAAATAGTTCCAGCGTTTCCAGTTACTGTTCCCTGATCATCTATTACGACGATATGAATTTCGTCAAATCTTGAAGATCTAGAAGCGGCATATGCTGAAGTCGTTGGTCTATTAGCAATAGTGTTCCAAGCAATTGAACCATTACTGAGCGTAATGCTTTGATCATCAAACCAATCTCTTTGCCCAGTGTATGTGGTTGATATTGCAATTGCAGCACTTCCATTGTGGAAGTGAATTGTTCCACCCGTAGGTAGTTTATAAACACCATTTGGTTGATAATCTACTGGTGTTTCAGTTGAACCCGAAACAATAGAAGTAATTTTTACATCACAAGTGCTTGTTCCCTTACCGACAACAACACCTTTAAAGTATCCACCAATAACTGATGTTGTACCGACACCAGGTATAATAGTGCCATTTGGGATAGATACAGTAAATCCATATCCAACAGCAACAACCGCAGTATTAATTCCTGTTAAAATTTGATCTGCGTAAGCATCAATCATTGCAACTACGAGACCATTGCCCCAAGTTCCAGGATTTTTTGCTACTACGCTGTAATTTGCAATGCGATTTTCATCATAACCAAGTTGATTATAATGCTCATCATTTTTAATTTTAACGCCACTTGTTGTTCCTACTCCAACAGCAGCATTTTTTAAACCAGAATCATCAGATCTAACAACTCTTAAAGTTCCACCATATGCTAAGTATGATGAAGCTACCATCCAGTGTTCATAATGTTTATCTACTGAATATGGTTGTCCGAAAGTATTTAAAAGATCTTTTTCACTTTCAATAAGTTGTGGAAGATCTACTGGTCCCTTTGCAAAGGGTGCAACAATAGCTCCAATTGATCCTGACGTTGGATCAACTCTTCCTATAGTTAAATCAACCTCTCGTATTACAATTCCAGGAGATGCTAAATTTAGAGGCATCTGTATTCTCCTACAAGTCCAGAATTATTCTAGAAATATTTATCAAAAAGACTATTTTGAATGGGGAAACAGTGCATGAACAAACTACCAATCTGGATATTCCCATCCTATTGATTTTTTAATTTTATTTCTTGAATTTTTTATTCTTTCTATTGTACACTCTTTACATTCATATGCATATGAGGATGAAACCATCCCTCTGCTTTTTCTAACACAATAAAATCCATCTATTAAATTTTTTCTTAACCCACAAACTCTACATGTTCTTTCATGAAATAAAAGATGACCCAAATTAAATTGTTCATCAAAATCCATTTATAGATAATCCCACATATATGAACGATCTCCATACTCATCAACATACCATCTATCACCTTCATTATCTACAAAACTAGTTAAATCATTAATTCCATCTGAAATAAAACCAAATGGTGCCATATCTTGTTCGATTTGATTTTTTTGCTCATCATATATTCTTTTACGAACATCTTGGTCTGTCATTTCTTTGAAATAAGGTTGAGCAACCAACCAAGAAAATATCACTAAACACATTGCAAGATCATCATTGCATCCTTCTTCTGCTTCAAAGGAATTATGTTTTTGTACAAATGTTGTTAGTTCTGAAATGATGTCATAATCGATAGTGAGTAATTTATTATCTTCCATTAATGTTTTTAAATTTGAACATCCCAACTTTTTAACAGCGGCAGTCATTCTTACACCCAATTGAGATTTCTTGCCACTAAATCCAGATCCAACAACTTGACCAGACCTTCCCTTCATTGCACACATCAATACATTGTCGTACTCCAAATCAAAATGTAAAATATTTGCAACCTGATCTCCAATATCATTAACTTCTATCAATAACCAAGAATTATTATATCCTCTAGCAACTTCATCAATTATGCTAGGAAAAAGCATCGGTTTAATTTCATTATTGCGATATTTCGCTACGACTTTATACGGAAATTCAGTGATATCAAAAACAATAAAAGCTGAATAGTCATTTCCAATCCCACGGGCAACATCAACAGTCATCAAATAATTATGATCTTCTATGGGTTTTTCGTATATATCTAAACCTGCATTTTTCTTTATTGGATCTTCATAGACAAAAGTTTTTAATTTTGAAGAATTAATAAGTGTATTAACTGATCCTAAAAATTCACATTCAAATTCAACTTTAAACTGTTGCTCTGAAGTATTTGAAATAGTTTGCTCTTTCCATGCCAGATCTCTTCCAGGAACTTCTGACCAATGAACATCAGTTGGTACATATTCATTTCTACCACGCTCAGCATCATGCCACATACGGTAAAAGTGATTCATACCACGTGGTGTTGAAACTATGATGACCTTGGTGCTTTGTCCAGAAGAAATAGTGGGATAAACAGATGCAAAGAAATCATCGGCAATGTGATTTGGAATAAAAGCAAATTCGTCTAGGAAAATAACATTATAAGAACCACCACGAACAGCAGATGATGATGTGGAGTTTGAAGAAATTTTAGATCCATTTTCTAATTCCAATGATCCTTTATTCCAAGATATAATACCCTGTTGCATCCACTTCGGTAAATTTTCGTATGCAAGTTGTAATCTTCCAAGGAGATCTCTAGCAGTAGATGCTTTGTTAGCTAGAATTGCGATATTAACATTATCATTAAAGACTGCATAATGTAACAAGTAAGAAACAACCGTTGTAGACTTACCAGTCTGACGAGGCATTTTGCAGATATTAAATCTATTGTCATGGAAATTTTGAATAAGTTTTTCTTGAAATGGGTACATTTCAAAAGGAACTAATCCGTGGTCTAGAGAAACAATCTTAATATAATTTCTAGCAAAGTAAACTGGGTCTTGCTTACACTTCCAGAACTCTATAATTTGTTCTTCCGTATATTCAATCTGTGTATTTGCCTTTTTAAGATTGGGATTACCTAAGTATATGTTATCACTCATAAAAATTACCTTTGTTCAATCCAGTTTAATACTGCAAGTGCTTTTTTGTTTGTGTTTGGAGAAGCACAAGCAAGAGTAAAGGTATCACTGATTGTTCCAATACCAGATCTTCCAAGTTGCAAGTCTGCAAGTCTATCAATCTCAATCAAAGTAGAAC